GAATATATAGCTTATGTTTCTGGAAACGAAGAAGATGGGTTTACTTTGAGTGTAAACCAGACAGACAATCCAACACTGAAAACTACTCTGAAGATTAAGGCTTCAGATATGTCAGCCACCACAGATGAGACAAAATGTCCACGTTCTATGCCTATCGCCAGAGGAGCTGTTGTTCTGATGCAAGAAGCAGAAGACCCATACAGAGACACTACTCAGGCTTTAAGGAAATACCAAGACGAACTAGACGACTTGATTAGACTAGATGTTCGTACTAAACCAAGTAACAAGTTCTTTACCAAGAGTATGCGAAGAGGAGGAAGGGCTATTGGAGAACCTCGATGAGTAACATAAAGATGAGAAAATCTGCTATCGGAGGCTCTAATCCACCAGAGTGGGTACTGAACAAGTTCAGACGTGGTTTGAATACTCTGGTTTCTGACACTAGAGTAAATGTCGAAGAAACACCAAGAGCATTGAATGTAAACTATACAGAAGATGGACTTCCGACTAAACGTGGTGGGACTGCTTTACATAGAACGGAGATTGGAAGTCGCATACGAGGACTAGCTTCTTATTATAAAGATGACGGCACAGACTATATGATAGCTGCTGCTAATGGGACACTATATTACGATAATGGCAGTGCGTGGGCACACATAACTTGTGCGTCTGGTGCAACCGTCTCACCCAATATCGACTACAACTTCGTACAGGCGAGGGATTATTTATACGCCCATGACGGACAGGGATTGAAGAGGATGGAAGGAACTACAATGACAGCTCAGACCAACGGCGTATCTGGTGATTTCGGAATCTACTGGAAAGGCAGACACGTTGTAGCTGGGAACGAGTCTTATCCATCACGAGTGTTTATATCTAGGAACAATGATGCAGGGCATTTTATAACCACAGGAACAGACACTTCTGCTGAGTGGTTTGATGTACAACCGTCTGATGGAGACAAAGTTAAAAGCGTGGCTACATTCTACGATAACTTAGTAATATTCAAAGAACGGTCTATCCACAAAGCAGTGCCTTCAAACTCTACTGGTGATTTCGTATCAAGCGTGCAGTTAATCAACAACGACATAGGTTGCGTTGCTCACAGGACTGTAGATACTGTAGACAACGATGTGTTCTTCTTGTCAAGGAAAGGTGTGTACGTTCTAGGAAACGAGCCTAACTTCTTTGATACGATTAGAACTAATGAAGTATCAGCTAGAGTTCACCCAGAGATAGAGGGAATAACCCCAGCCAACTTCGGACTAACATCTGCGATGTACCACAATTATAAATACTATATGGCATACCCATTCGGTGGGACTACATACAACAACAGGGTTTTAGTATATGACACACGATATGGAGCTTGGTCACTACACACAGGATATAACCCTAACTGCTTTAACACCTTTATAGACTCTACTGGAACAGAAGCTCTTTACTGCGGAGACGATAACGCTGGTAAAGTCTTAAAGATGGAAAGCGGGACTGCTGACTCTGGTAGTTCGATTAACTCAAACTTTTACTCACCAAACATAGACTTAGAGGCACCTGACATTAAAAAGTTCTTTATGGATGCGACAATCCAGACAAGAAACACACAAGCCTCTTTAGATGTCGATGTCTATATAGACGGTGAAGTATATAAGTCTGCTACCTTCAATATCGGTACTACAGGAAGTTCGAGTGGTTTAGGCACAAAAGTGTTAGCAGAGGACTACCTAGCTTTGTCTGGTGGTTCTACCATAACTACAGAAGTGACTTCAAACATATTAAAGAGATTTAGACTTAAACATAGAGGAAAGAATATACAAATTAAAGTATCAAACGACTCAACAACAGACTCGTGGACACTGATGAGCTTACGAGGGTCATACAGACCTTTGTCCCACTTCGTTTTTGACTCGGACGACAAAATATAAGAAAGGAATTATATGGCTTTTTCAACAGATGACGCAACGCTTAAAACAATCGACCAACAGGACTTTTATGAAACTACACTTAAAACTGCTGTCACAGATGCAACAGATACTAATATATATCTGACAGCACTACCTACGCCGACTGAAGGCTTTTTGACAATAGAACCGACCTCAACCTCAAAGCGAGAGGTAATCTTCTATACTTCGTTGGGTGCTGATTATGTGACCTGTCCTTCTGCCGCTGGTGGAAGAGGAGTTTCTGGAACAGCACAGGGACACGCTGTAAGTTCTGTAGTAAGATTGAGTGACGCAAAACAGTATTGGACACTTTTAAGAGACAGACTCTTAGACGTTCAGACAGGATGGATAAACGCAGACGAGACTTGGACTTGTGGAGCAGATGATGTAATCACAGTTCCGACCAACGCTACAGTTAAATACTCAGTAGGAGATAAGATTTTCTTACAAGATGATGGCGGAGATTTATACGGAAACGTAACAGCGGTCGCAGCCACATCACTAACGCTAGCTTCAAACGATGACTATACGCTAGCTAGCGGCTCAACAATTACAGAACCTAAATACTCAAAGGCTGTTTCACCAGTAGGATTCCCTACTTGGTTTGATTATACACCGACACTAGCTGGTAATGTGTCAATGTCATATACCACAACTACTGTTGATTTGGCTATGTTTATGGTAGTTGGTACAGCGGTAACTCTAATAATTCATCATCACGGAACAGTAGGTGGGACACCCAACACTAGTCTTACTGCAACTTTACCAGTAGCTTGTGCTGATGCTTTGACTTATACTGCTTGTAATATATTAGACAATGGAGTTACTGCTCTTGGTTTCGCTATAACAAATGATACTGGAGATACCTTAGATGGCAGAGTAGCAGGAGGTGGAGTGTGGACAGCTGGAACCGCCTATGTAAGAGCACAAATAACTTATAAGATAGTATAAAAATTCGTAAGAATTTTACATATAAATAATAACAAAGAAGCGACAGAAAGGAATATAATGGCAGGTAGCATATGGCAAAAGGCAATAAACGTATTAAATCCTTTTGATGACATAACTGCGACACAATGGATAAAACAATCACAGGCAGCCCCAGGAGGATTATTAAATCCTGGTACTAGTACTCCAACAAAACCTGGAGATAACACTTATGGGCAGTACACAGTAGATAGACCTGGCTATCAACAGAGTTATGACTTTACTCCAGCTGGTTCTAGCGGAGGAACCCCGTCTACGGGCGGTAGCCCACAAGCGGCTGTTGGAGGAGGATTAAGCACCGACCAACTCAACACTCTATACGGAGGTAGCGGGGGAAGTGGAAGTGCCGCAGCAAGTGCAAAGGCACAAAGAGATGCTGAGAATTTGGCTTTTTCAAGAGGTCAGTATGAGAAGAGATATGGTGCACAACAGGCATTTAGAGGAGAATCAAAACAGTTCGCCACAGACCAGTTCAACACCGCAAAACAGAGAGGTCAAGAACAGCGTGGAGTACTCGGAGCTGATTACGCAGAGCAACGAGGATACATGCAACAAGACCTAGGAACTGCACAACAGGGTCTAACAGGTGCTTATGGTTCAAGAGGATTAGGGGATTCATCTTTCGCACTAAAAGCACAAGCTAATGCACAGCAGTCATTCGACAGAAACTTGTCGTTCATGAATAAAGAAGAGGCTGCACAGTACAAAGAGATAGACCAATATCTGGCTGACCTAGACAAACAGAGAGATTTCCAGCTCAAAGAACTAACCTATGAAGACTTTGAGAGTACAGAAGACTACAACGAAGCTATGAAGGGCTTTGAAGTAGAGAAAGCGAACATCCAAGCACAGAGAGAACAAATACAATCTGCTGCCTCACAGGCTGCGTCTAGCATCGGTGGGATGACTACAACCGAGGCTTACTTGAAATTTGCATCTGAGGCACAGGCGATTATGAGTGCTGCTATGCCAGAGGCAAAGAAGAGAGAATTGCTTTCAAGCAGGTACAGAGAAGCTGGCAAACAAGACCCAGAACGAGAGGCTGACTACCACATGTCTTGGAGCCAACTGAACCCTATTGTTCAGGATGACCCATC